GAGAAAGAATACCAAAGATAACATCAACTAATTGACCAAAAGCAGCTAGTACTTTGGTTTTAGTTATCTTTACAAATATTCTAGATTTTTCTGATTCTCTAAATTTTATAGAGTTATTATATAATCCTCTATAATTTTCGTATGCTGTGAACCATCTTTTTTCATCACCAGTTCTTGCATCTTCTGCTAAAGCAAACCTACCTTTAACAATACCAACTAAATTTTGTTGTTGGTTTTCTTCTAGTGTTAAATTTTTTCCTGCTTCTCCTTCTACTTCTTCATAGATATTATCAGCATTCAAAAATGTATTTTCTGTTTCTGCCATATCTTTTAATACTCAACACCAAGTACTAATTCTAAATCACCGACTGAAAAATCAGGTGTTGTGTCTGTTCCTGAAAGAAATGCAAAACAATAAACACTTGTGCTTCCAGAAGCAGCTTGTAATAAAAGAGGGAATCTTGCTTTAGCTATTTGGTCACCATCTGTTGCACCTGCACTTTCTAAGTTGTTATCAAACCTAAAAATTCTACCACCACCATAATTATAGTCGTCAGCAGAACCATCAAGTGTTAAAGTTCCCATTACTTTTGCTGTTGCAAAATCAGCGTCTGATACATTTCTTTCAGAATTTACAGTACCAACAGATTGATTTACTTGACAAAAGAATATTTCTGCATCAAATACAGAATTAGATTTAGAAATAATCATAGCTGATACAAGCTTAGAACATTCTCCGGGTTTGCCTACAGCTAATGGTATTTCTGTTGTATCAAATAATACATCATTATTTGCATATGTAACTCCTGTAATTGTAGGTGTTACTCTGATAACTCTTCTTGCGTTTTGATTCATAATTTTTTCCTATATATATTTATATTAATATCCAAAAGTAGAATCCGATGGAGTATACCTTTCTTGTTTTAACTGTCGTAATCTGTCAAATGTATTTGCCACTCTAGGTCTGCTCATAATCATATATCTAAGAGCATCATATGCGTGGTCCGAAGCATGTGTATCCACATCTTCTGGATTTGTTTTAGATAATGGAATACTTTGTATTTCTCTAATTAAGTTCGGACATGTATTAAATATCTGCAACTTAGGTCTTCCGTTATCTTTTATTTTCAAATATTCGTGTAGTTGGATTTTACCTTGGATTCGATTTTTATCTGCTCGTCTAAGTTTATGTCCTGCTCTTAATAGAGCTTCTCCAACAGTAGGACCAGTTGTTCCTGTGTTTGCCCATGCTGCTGTGTCTAATACACCATTTACAGAAAAAGGGTCTTCCCTTTCCATTTCTGTTATTATAGAGCCCAATTCTTGTCCTGTCAAGCCTTTTCGATACAATTCACGGTAGATAACGAGTGTTCCATCTTCCATGTCAATAGTTCCCCACAAACAACATGACTCAGATGCATACCCATAGTCAATACCTTTTAGACGTTCCCATGCTATAGGAATCTGAAAAGGAGGTACAACATGTACATCAGGGTCAAACTCTACAAACGCTGCACCTTCATTTACATCCCAATTACCTTCTAATAATTGTTTTCGTTGTACAGGTGGTAATGAATTTAACATCTGCTCATACATTCCATCATTTGCTAAATATGGATTGTCTGTTAGTTTAGCAGGAATAAATTTTCTAGTTAAACCATCTGAACCTATAAAGCTTTTATCAGGTTCATTAGGAGTTACATATCTATTTTTTACCCAATGTGCTCCAACACCACCGGGGTTTGCAGTACAACGTAAATAAGTTTTTATAGAAGGGTCAGTTGTTCTAAGTCTAGAAGCTAAATAGTTCCAACCAAAATCTGTAGGTAAATGTGTTATTTCATCAAAACCAATCCATGAGTATGCTTGACCTTGGTATCTATAAACATCTGCATCTCTTTCTAAGAAACCAAACTCTATCTTTGCTCCACTAGGAAAGTTCCAAACCTTTTCTACTTCTTTAAACTTACAACCCGGAAATGCTTGTGGATATAGTTCTCTAGACTTGTCTATAAGTTCTCGTAGTTCTGGCATAGAACGTCTAAGTATTAAACCACGATGAGCTTTTTTATGTGCATAACGTAATGGGTCAATAAGCATAGCATAACTTTTACCACCACCTGCAGCTCCTCCATAAAGAACATCTTTTTCATCTGCAGCTAAAAATTTAGTTTGAGGTCCTTCATTAGGATGAAAGATTACATTATTTTCTTTTATAATTTCTTGAACAGAGGGTGCAACATAATCTAAATCAGAATCAAGTACAACTTGATTAGTTTTTGTTTCTGTTGTTTTAGTTAAAACTTCTTTTTCTTTTTTAAGTTTATCTTCTTTACGTTTTAACTTTTCTTTTTCTTTAACAAGTTTTTTTGTTTCTCTTGCTACAAGTTGTTTTCTTTTTTGCGTAGCTGAATAATTATAATTAGATTTAGAACCTTTAGGTCTACCTCCTTTACTTTTTTGTACAAGTTTAGATAAACCTACATGACTAAGTTTTCTTTTAGTTTCAGTAGAAATTAATTCAGAAGCTTCTCGTAATGATAATGAACCATCTTTAACTTTTTTAATATATTTATTAAGTATAAATAATTGAGATTGAATAGGTTGTAACCATCCCTCAAATTCGCTTACTTCATAACCGAATGGAATAGTTTTACTTTTTTTCTTTATGTAATCTTTTGGAATCATTGATTGTGTTGTCGATAAGAAAGTTTTTGTTCCCAATCTTCTATAGCTTTCGTAATACTTTCTTCAGCTAAAACACTACAATGTAATTTGATAGGAGGTAATTCTAATGCTTCTGCAATATCTTTATCTTTTATTTGTTTGGCTTCTTTTATTGTTTTACCTTTTAACATCTCTACAAACATAGTACTAGATGCTATAGCAGAACCACATCCATAAGTTTTAAATTTAACATCTTCAATTATATCGTTATTAAGTTTTAATTGTAAACGCATTACATCTCCACATGCAGGTGCTCCTGTCATTCCTGTAGCTACGTTCGGGTCTTGTGGGTCAAATCTACCTACTGCATGTTTATCAGGTTCGTTTAAAACGCTTTCAAATCGTTTAATTACTTGTTTTGAATAAGCCATTAATCTTTGTTAAATATTTTATCCCAGTTTTTTTCAAATTGTTTTTGGTCTTTAATACCTTTACCTCTCATTGAAAGTCTACCCTTTTGTTTTGAAAGAGCTTTAAACTTTACAGGTTGTTGGTCTGTTCCTATTTGTTTTCCCATTTACAATTTACCATTTAACTTTATGTGACCAATACCTAGCACTCATTTTACTAGGCTTAGAATCCTGTGCGTTGTGTCTAGCATAGTAACTTCTTTTACGTGCTTTGTCTTTTGCAGTTTTAGGATTTTTACCTGCACCACGTACACCTTGTTGTCCAAACCTAATTAGTTTTAGATTATGTCCGTCTTGTGCTAATACCATATGAGATTTAGTTTTATGTCCGGGAGTACGTTTAGGTTTATTGACTCCTTTTAATCCATGTTTCTTTAATAAAGATTTTTTTCTATTTTCGTGTGCCATTATTGATTATGTTGTCTTAGTTGTTGTTGTTTACGTAACTTTAACAAGTACTCTTTAGTTTTAATTTTTTGTTCTTGTTGTTTAGCCATTATTTCTTTTTCTTTTTAGTTTTACGATGTAAGCCATGTTGAGCGTGTTGTTTACCTTTTGCAGTAGCTGCTCGTTTCTTTTTATTAGCTGCTGCTAGTTTACTTCTTCCTGCTGCTGTAGATTTTAATTTTTTAATTTTAGCAGATGGAGCATATACTTCACCAGTCTCCGAAGATTTTTTACCACTTGGAGTTCTCCATTTTTGTTTAGTCCATTTCTTTAAAGACTTTTGTGATTTTTTAAGTGCCATTATTTATCCTTATCACTATATAGATTGTTAAAAGTTATATCTGGATTCATGTAGCTTTCATGTCCTTCTGCTGAATGTAACCATTGTGAAGGAATAAAATCTGGTGGTCCTTCACCTGTTGCCCATAATGCAGGGTTAGTAACTCTAACTCTATTATTAGGTAATGCTATTATATTTCCTTTCCATTCACAGTCTTCTGTAATATATAATACATGAGACTGTTTATGTTGTGCAGGGTCATCAGCAATACTATTGTCAGTATAATCTACAGTAAACAAATATCTTGCTGTATAAAATTCATTTCCAATTTTAGCTATCCATGGAGAGGAACTTGTTCTATCTAAAACAACAACTGAATGTGTTCGTGATTCACAATCCCAAGGTTGTACCAAATGATTTTCCATTGGCTCTGCCCATTCTTCCATGGGTATATCAGCTACTAAACCTTGTATGGGCATTCTTGCCCACATAGCTCCTCCGTGAATATTGCCTTCATCCCAATCATCTCTATCCATTTCATTTCCAGTAAATACTATTTGGAAACTTAATGACCTGTCTGGTATTGTGTTTACTCCTATCGCTAAAGCGTGAAGAAACTCTCCATGATATTTTAAATGATTATGTGTAAACTCCCTTCTTACCCAACATGGGAAGTGTGGGATATTACTCATCAAGTAAGACATTATTTATCTTTTTGCTTTACGACCACCCCTAGCCATGCTTTTTCTTTTTTTAGCTCCACCTCTAGCGTAGCTCTTTCTTCCTTTAGCTCCACCTCGAGACATACTTTTTCTTTTTTTATGTTTTGGTGTATGTGGCATTATCTGCTCCTTACGTTAGTTAATATTAAGTCTTACGACCATTTTAGTTAAACTTTGTGGTTAGTTATTATTTATAACCACCACCTTTAGCTTTATATTCTTTTGCTAACATCTGTGCCTTTCTAGCACTCCATTGTCCGGGTTTACCACCCTTACTACCTGCTTTAATTTTATTAAAAAGTCTTTTACGCATAGCAGGTTTTGTATAATTACCTGCTTTATTGACTGTACTTTTCTTTTTCTTTTTTGCTACCATTAGTGTAATGTATTGTTTTGTGTATCTAAATAATCTGCAAACTCAGGTCTAAACCTTACACCTGTAATTTCTCCTACAATTGTTACTCCTTGTTCTTCTGCTATTAGTTCTGCTTCGTAATCATTAGGAGCAAATATATTAACACCTGCATATACTTTATTGTCTACGTGGTATTCAGTTAGGAATATTTTCATATTGAACTTCGTCTGCTTGGATATCTATTGTTTCTTTTTCAGGTAAAATAAATATACCACCAGAAACATTATGGTCTACCTGCATTCTTTCTGTTTTAGAAACACCAACTCTATCTAAGATAGTTTGAGCTGCCTGTAGCTTTACATTAGCTTGTGGCATAGCTGTATTACTTTCCATAACTTCAACGAGTTTAAACGCTGCCTTTGGAGCTTCCCTTGCAAGTACTGTCTCGGCTAATTCAACTATTTCTTGTTTAAGACTATTCATAACTTGGTAGTGATTTCCTGAGTATCCTGCAAGTTCAGCAGAAAGCTTTAAATCTCCTTTTGTTTCTATAAGGTTATTTAGAAATGATTCTTGTTTTTCTGTTAGTTTTCTTTTAGTTACGGGTAGATTCATGTTCTTTATTATAAGGTATGGGTATGATTTTGTCAAGTATCTAAAAAATAAATACAAAAATGCTTGACAACACTTAGTTCTATCTATATAATGAGGACTTGTCCGGTAGGGGTTTTACATCTATATATACCTGCCTACTTTAAAGCTCTTTAATGTCCGGTCGTACCCTTCAACTTAACACTTCAAATCTTCCAAAAATGTATAGGAATGTGCATATATAGGGGGAGGAGGGGGTGGCTACCTGCCTACCCCTTGAAACTCTTTAGAGTTTTGAAAATTAATATTCCTAGAAGGTCTTACAGACCTCTATCGAATATTCCAGATGAGCTGAGAGATTTTCTAGCTTGATAAAGCTAGAAAGATTATGAAGTTTACAGAATTTCTAAAGAAATTATGTAGATTTATTATCCTCCCCCTCTCC